TTTACAACAGTAACACCCGGTACGTATTTGCCAAATTCTACTGAATGAATGTCTCTACGATCTTTATAATATAGATCATGATTGCCAGGAAAGTAAAAAAACTGCTCAAAGGCTGCACCTAACTTTTCTAAACTACGTAAAGTAGCGTCCATAGTGGTGATATTTAGACTGTTTCGATTATGATGCCAATCTCCGCAGAAAATTCCTGTCTCACAACCGTTTTTCTTTGCTTGATCGATGAACCAGTCTACGAATTCTTCGCAATCGTCGTTGTGTACTTTTGAATTGCCTTTAAGGCCAAAATGAATGTCTGTAAATACGGCTGCTTTTTTAAACAAAATAGAAATCTCTTTTTATATAGTATAGTTCTTTTAGCTGTTTTGTCAACAGTTTATTCTCCAGAATGTTCTCGTTCTCTACGCATTGCATTTTCCCATTCTCCACTCATTTGTCTAGAATAGCTAGGGTCCATACCATTCTGCTCTAAGATATCGTCGCGAATGTTTTGATTACGTTTTTCAATATTAATTACTCTTACAAATGAATTAGTGACAGCGGCTGTATAATATGCAAAAGGATTATTTGACTTAGATTCATCAAACTGTAGACCTATTTGAGTCAATTGCAGTATAGCTTGTCCCTTCATTTCGTCGTTGTAGGTATAACCTCGAACATTACCGCGTGTAGCATAGCGTTCGCATAACTTCATCCACATAAGAGCTAATTTATTAGTAGCCTGACCGTGATCTTTAGAAAATTTGCCTTTTTCGACAGTGCCTTTCCAATGGCTTTTTCCAACGCAATCTAATTGGTCTTCGTCGTTGTATTTCCAATGTTGGAACGGCGGAAAGTTTAATTTAGATTTTCCGTCTGCTACAGTCTTTGGATTTTTCTTTCTACCAACTTCGTCTGGTATGTGTTCAAACGTCATAACTCGAAATATTAGCTCAGTCTTTGCAATTTTTTTATAGTCTACTTCGCAGTCTGCTTGCTTTACCTTTTCACCAGCTGTCTTTCGACGTTCATATGCTTCTTGACTTAGTCGTTTAGCTTTATTACGTTTAGCTTCTGCTATGGTTCGAATATTGATCTTATCCAAACTAGTAAGAATTATATCGTAATCAGCATATTCGGGCATTTCGTAACTGCTGTATGTGTTTTTTGATCTATGTATTTCTAGTAATAAATCTTTGTTATTTAAATAATTGACTTTTCTCATAATTCTCCGTTCGTACTACTATTATAATATACTCACATAAAAAAGTCAACTAAATAATGTAAGGAGACTAAGATATGACAATTGATGTAAGAAGTAGTGTTGATAACTTTATAGGGTCCGCTGGCGATGCATTTAACAGAGCTTCGGGTTCAGTAAGTGCCGCTGCAACTAAACTAGTAACTGATTCTGGGTTTGGTAAAGCTCTACGGTCAATTGGACTGCTCCCCGGTGCAGTACCTACAACTGGTATTGCATTTACAGATGCTAATTGGGGATCTGAGACCGATCTTGACTGGAGAGTTCGTTTATCCATACCACAGCTTTACAAAAGCAGTCCGCTTTTACAGCCGTTGTTAGAAACTAACGGTTTCTGTTTTCCTTACACTCCTCAAATTATTATAGAACATCAAGCAAACTATAACGCATTAACACCGACGCATAGTAATTATCCTTTTCCTGCTTATCAGAACAGTCAAGTGAGTGCAATGACAATTATTGGAGAGTTTCTAATAGAGAATCCAAGAGAAGGCGAATATTGGGTAGCCGCAGTACATTATTTGCGATCAATTACAAAAATGGCGTACGGTGCAAGTTCAAATCAAGGTAGTCCTCCTCCAGTAGTTAAATTAAACGGATACGGTGATTACGTTTTTAAAAATGTACCTGTAGTAGTAACAATGTTTACAGTAGATTTGCCTAATGATGTTGACTACATACAAGTAGGCTTAGGCGAAAACGGCTCTTGGGTACCAACAAGAAGTCAGATGTCTGTAACCGTGCAACCACTATACAGTAGAAAAAGTGTTACACAATTTAGTCTTGATGCATTTGTTAATGGTTCGTATGTTGTTAATGGAAAAGGATTTATTTAATGGCAGCTTATGTTAATACATCTCCGTGGCACGTTACTCCTATTATAAATGAATTTTATCTAGACATTTTAGAAATAAGACCAATACCTGCTGAGAATGACGATATAAAATATGTTGTACAGACACAGTATGCATACAGACCAGATTTGCTAGCCTACGACCTGTACGGAACAACTAAGTTATGGTGGGTATTTTCTCAACGTAACATGGATATAATTAAAGATCCTATTTACGATTTAGTACCAGGTATAGAAATTTATCTACCAAAAGGTCCTAATTTATCTAGACAACTAGGAGTCTAACATTGGTCACCCAAGTAAACGCCAACGGTAACCCTGTACTTACCCCTGGGGGTAATACAATAACTACCACTGCATCTAATCTAGTGCAGTCTAGTATAAACACTAGCGGAAGCATTGCATTAGGAACAGCAAATGTTGTTGTTGGCGGCGCAGCGTCTGCTGTAGTAGGAGTTGCAGGTGCTGTGGTAGGAGCAGCAATTAAACCTGTAGTTGATGTAGCACGTCAAGTTAACACAGTTGTTGAATTAATTCAAAATCCTACTTTGGGAGGCGCCCTGGCGCTCTTAGGACGCGGATTTCCACCTTACAGAAATGAACTAGACCAATTTGCTAGTTACAATTATATTTTTACTCTGTCGTGTTTGACTAATTTAGAATTAAACTATCCGTTAAGTTACAGAACAGTTGGCCCTTTAATACAAATAATTAGAAGCGGAGGCACTGGTGGAAAAAAACTTCCCACTATATATGAGACAGACGGAGTAGTTGAATTTTTTATTGATGATGTAACAATTGATTCATATATTGCACCTAATTCTAGGACTAGACATTCTAACGCAATGGCGATTAATTTTAATGTAATTGAACCATACAGTATGGGCCAGTTTTTACAGAATCTTAGAACAGCGGCATTAGTTGCTGGACATTTAAATTATATTGAAGCACCGTTTTTATTATCAGTAGAATTTATTGGTTACGATGATGAGGGTAATATTAAATCACCGTTCTTTTCAAAGAGGCATATTCCAATTAAACTTATTAAAGCTGATATGAATGTCACCGAAGCTGGCGCAGTTTACAGCGTGTCTGCGGTTCCATATAATGAAATAGCCTTAACAAATACTAATAGAGAAGCAAAAACAGACGTTGACGTTAGAGGATCAACAGTAGGTGAAATTTTACAATCAGGACCTAATAGTTTAACCAGCGTGTTAAATGAGACAATGATTAAACTTCAAGAAGCAGGCCAAGTCAATACTGCTGATCAATATGTGATTAGTTTTCCTAAAGGTGATTTTATCTCTAGCGCAGTAGGCGGAGTTACTAGTTCTACAAGTGCTGTTACATCGTCGTCTAGCACACGCCAGCAACTGTACGAAGCACTCACTGGAATTAAAGGAGGAAACATTCCTCCAGAGTTTGAAAAAAAATTACAAGAATTAAAAGGGGTGTCAATCACAAGATCAGCTCTTGGTGAGGCTGTTCGTGCCGAAGCCAATGCACAAGTTTCTTGGAACGATATAGGCAGTTCTAAAATTGTTAAAAGTTTCTTAGACGGCGGAAAAATGCCATTTGCAGAACCTTCTTTTGTTGAGATGCAGGATAATAAAGGTCATATACTGCGTGGCGCAATGCAGACTAGCGATGAAAACAGAAAGTTTACATTTAAGTCTGGAACTACTATTGAAGAAATGATCGAAGAAGTTATTTTAAGCAGCGACTATGCTAGAAAATTTGTTGAGAAAACAGCAGATGCTAAAGGCAAAATAACATGGTTTAGAATTGAAACTCATGTTTACAATGTAACAGATTGGACAACTGTAGGACAAATAGGAAGGAGTCCTCGAATATTCGTATATAGGATCTTGCCTTTTAAGATTGACGCCGCAAAGATTGAAGGATCTAAACCTAACGTATTTAAATCGTTAATTAAACAGTCTAGTGCTATTAAAGCATATAACTACATTTACACTGGACAAAATATCGATATTATTAATTTTGATTTAAATTTTGATCTATCATTTTTTACTAATATTTCAACTACTAGAGGCCAAATGCAGGCTGGTAGTAAAAAACCAGATGGTATGGCAGCTGGTACACCTGATCCTAATTTTGTAGGCCCGTTACCAGTTCCGTCTCCTGCGCCTGCTGAAGGTTCAGCAGCAGTTAATAATTCAACAGGTCCTCAGACAGGTAAAAAAGGTGGCGGCGCTAAAGAACACGTTGAGAATTCTATAGCTAGAATGTTTAATGATTCTATATTAAACAGTGATGCAGATTTAATTAATGTAAAATTAACAATACACGGAGATCCCTTTTATATTATAGACGCAGGTTTAGGAAATTATTTAGGAATTGAAAATCCAATAAACGAAGCAATAACTATAGAAGGATCGTTAAATCCTAGAAAAGGTGAAGTAGATGTAGTTTTAAATTTTAGAACTCCTATAGACTATGATGGCGAAGACGGCTTTGTGAAATATCCTCTAGGAGGGTTTTTACCTATAGGTATGTTTAGCGGAGTATATCAAGTTATTTTAGTAAACAACAAGTTTAGTAAAGGTCAATTTACACAAGAATTAGACCTAGTGCGAAAACGTGGCCAAGACTTAACATTAGAGGGCCTTGCAAGTTCAGCAGTATCATTATTTAAAGATGCTAAGGCACTAGTAACTGGATCTAAGAAAAATCAAATAGATGAAAAAGACGCAAATGCAGGACCTCCATAATGTCAACTGATTCAAGAACTGCCCCTAGAGAGCAAAACCCTTCCGGCATATATGTAGGAATGGTAGTTAGTCATCTCGATACAAAGTTTATGGGGTCTTTAGAAATTGAACTATTAAAGTCAACAGAGTCGGGTAACTTAACAAGACGCACAGGACAAATTGTTCAAGCAAAATACATGAGTCCTTTTTACGGAATAACACCGTATAAAGATATGACCAAAAATAGTGGTTATGCTAATACACAAAAAAGTTACGGATGGTGGGCAATACCTCCTGATCCTGGCTCATTAGTGCTTGTGTTGTTCACAGAAAATAATTTTGGTAATCCGTATTGGATAGGCTGCGTACAAGACGAATATACAAATTTTATGTTACCAGGGTATGCTGCTACCACGTTCAATGATTTCGACAAAGCTACTGCTTTACCAGTTGGTGAATATAATAAAAAAGTAGAAACTGCCTCGGGTAGAGATCCTACAAAATTTATTAAACCGTACAACAACATTGCATTTGACCAACTTGAAATCCAAGGCCTTACAGCTGACCATATAAGAGGAACAACAACCTCTAGTGCTAGAAGAGAAGCACCTAGTATGGTGTTTGGAATGTCAACCCCGGGCCCATATGATGTAAAAGGACCAAAAGCTGAATACGGGCCTCAAGGCTCAAGAATTAACGTGCCATTTAATCGATTGGGGGGTAGTTCGTTTGTAATGGACGATGGAGACATGAGTCTTCTTCGTAAGAAGCCACCCAGCGGAACCGACGCTGGCCCATTAGAATATGCTAGTGTAGAAAACGGAGAAAAAGACGGCAACGTACTTCATCCTGCAAATGAGCTAGTGCGAATTAAAACAAGAACAGGTCATCAAATTGTATTTCATAACTCTGAAGATTTAATTTACATTTCCCACGGTAGCGGTAACAGTTGGATTGAAATGACTGGCAACGGCAAAATTGATATTTACGCTAAAGATTCAATCAGTGTACATTCAGAAAATGATCTTAATTTTTCAGCAGGTAGAGATATTAACTTTAGAGCAAAAAATAATATTAATGCAACAGCTGGTGCTAATGTTTTTGTAAAAGCCATAGAAAATATAGAACTTAAAGCAGACAAAGATGGCAGAATATATGCCAAAGGCAGTACACATATTAGAGCTGAATTAGATCATATTGAAACTACAGTCAAAGGCAAAATTTTTATGAATAGCTCAGTTACGGCAATTCAAGCAAAGGATGCATTTATACCTAAAAGAGTTCCTCAACACGAACCGTGGAGAGAACACGAAAATCTTAACCCTAAGGATTTTACACCAGAGCAGACTAAAGCGATTAGTCCTACAGAAGAAGATCCAGATGCAGTACTACCGCCATTTAATTTTCCACCAATCGCTGACACATTTAAGAAGCCTACAAAATAAGGTAAATATATTATGAGCGCACTAGAAAAAAATC